TTTTTTTTCTGGATGAATTGAAAAATCAATTTTAGGGACAAAAAATAGGGGCTTTGTCCCTATTCTTAAAATATAAGAAAATGGTAAAATTATACAATAAAAATTGCCGTAAAATGGATAATAAATTTAGTTATGTATTATTTCGCCTAAAATATCACACCTAAAGATTTTTATTATTTTTATAAAAAAAAATATAAATATTTTACAAAAAAATATTTTCTTATTATATATATAAAGAAATGGATAGTTATAATATTAATACAAAGATGGATAAAGAAACTTTAATTAAAGAACATAAAAGATGCCCTTGTTGTAATAGGGTTACAAATGGAATAGAGGATTTTTATAGTCTTATAGAAGGGTCTAAATCAGTAAAAAAGACTTGTCAAAAATGCCGTTTAGAAACTTATAACTCATATAAGAAAAATAACCCAGAAAAGTTTAAAAATAGGGAAAAACGAAAAAAAGATAATGTTGATTATACAGAAGAATATAAGGAACATAAAAGATGCCCTCAATGTAATAGGAAAACTATGGGCGAAAATGATTATAAACATTTTAAAAATGGTAAAATAGTAAAAACATGTAAGATATGCCGTTTAGGTGTTATTAATAGTTATAAAAAACGACCAAAAAAGCAAACACAAAAACAAAGATTACAAGAACTTGAAAGCATCATAAATAATATTGAGGAAAAAAGCAACGAAAACAACGAAATTAAGGAAGAAAATAAAAATACTTAATTTATTATATAGAAATATAATAAATGGTTGGTTTTTGGAGAACCTTATATAATATAATTGGGTTAGATTATATAGGAACTAAAGAACAGCAAATAATTGAAAAACAAAAAAGATTAAAATATCTTACATTAGAAGAATTGAAAAATAGGGACAAACACCTATTAAATATAGAAAAAACAATTTATCTGTAAAAATGGTTAAAAAATATACAAAAAAGAAGAAAAAGAATTAAATTGCATATCTTTTTTTTCTATATTCCATTTGTTTTTTTGACCTTTCTTTTTTTTGTTCTATAGTCATAATTTTTGACTTATTACTATAACAAGTTTTACAATAATAATAACATATTTTATCGTAAAAATCTTGTGGTAATTCTGTTTTACATGTAGGGCAACATCTTTTACCATTTGACCTATCACAAACAGAAAACATATCATTTAATCCATATTCTTCAATAAAATCAACAGAATTATGTTTATATAGGAGTTCAAGGGCTTCTTTTCTTGTGTAATCCATTATTTAGATTTTTATTTAGATTTTATTTAGATTTCTGCTTAAGCAGATATAAAGAAAAACTCTTTTAAAAAAACATCAACAATGTGAATTATTAAGGAAATAAAATCTAAAATTATGCCTATTTCACATTTTAGGAATAAATCTAAATTATTTCCGTGAAATTAGGCTATTTTCAGTCATAAATTAATTAATTTATGCTTGTATAGGGAATAAATCCTAAAAAAATCCTAATAAAAATCTAAATAATATATATAATTTCATTTTTGTAACAACATATAACAAAAAAAAATATTAATGCGTCAATAAATTCATTCGTTTGTTTTTTAAAAAAAAAATATTTTCTTAATATATAATAAAATGAATAACAAGAAATCTCAAGATTTAGAATTTGGTGCAAGAAACGAAGAACTCGTTTTAACAAAATTAAGAGATTATTTCAAGTCTCAAGATATAAATAAAACTGAAACTAAAATGGATACTTTTGATTTTGTTGATAGAATTAATAAAACTATTTTTGAATTAAAATCAAGGAGAATATTTAAAAATCAGTATTATGATGTAATGATAGGATATAATAAAATATTAGACGGATTAAAACATATTGATAATGGATATAGAGTTATTCTTTGTTGGAGTTTTAAGGATAAATTATGTTTCCACGAATTAACCAAAGAAAACTTTAATAAAAGTTGGTTAAAAATAGGCGGTAGATATGATAGAGGTAAAGATGAAACAAATATGTGTTATTTTGTCCCTACAAAAGAAATGATTGATATTATTTAATCATTTTTCTGTTGTTTATAAATTGTAATGCCTAATTCTGCTAATAGAATTAAAACCTCTATTTTAAGGTCATCGTTTTCAGCAACATCATCAAATTGTTTATGAAATTCATTAGTAATATGTTTAACCTCACCGCCCATTTGTTCTTTAATAAATTTTTTAATTTTATTAATATCGCCACAATTTCGTAAAGTATCTCTCATATTATTTAATTCTTCCCATAATCTATATTTTGGGTCATCTGGATATGTTTTTTCATCATCACTTTCATTAATATATAATTTTTCAATATTAGTTGATTTTACTAAATCTTCACTACTAAATTCGCTTGATGATTTATTTTCGCTTGTGCTTTCGTCATCTGCATCTGTTTCACTATCACTTATATGATTAGAATAATGGTAATGCTCCTTGTGTTCTTGTTGTTTTTTAGACATTCTATATTTATTATATTATAATAAAATAAAATAAATTTAAATAAAAATCTAAAAATAATATTTTTCATATTATAATTTTTTGTATAATATGAAAATATGTTAATTATAATTAATCTACTTTTCTATATAATTTATTCATTTCTCCACTATGTAAAAATTTATTTTCTATTTCTTTTTGTTTCTCTTCTTCTTCTTTAATGGTAGGTTGTCCTTCTGTTATTTTACTAATAACAATATGTCTAATTAAACTTGAACCGATTTTTTTATTAGCCTTTTTCATAAATATCTTGTTAAGAAACTTTGTTATATTATTAGGGTTCATAGGTGTTTTTCTATCAGTTTTAACCAAATACCAACCACTCTTATTGTGTTTTAACCAAATATTTATAATTTTATTTAATGATGGTGTTATTTGTAATTCTTTTCTACCAATTCTATTTTTATTTTTAAAATCATTCAAAATAAATACTTTTTTATTTTTACCTAATAATGCTAAATAATTATTCTCATCATCACTATCCAAATTTTTATATTCTTTACTATCTATAATTTTCATATCCGCAAAATCATTTCTTAATGGAAAATCAAGATAAGTCCTCAAAATTACAAGTTGTTGTAATAAGTCAAATTCTTTAACATCTAATTTTTCTTTTTTAGTAATTTTATCCCTTTTTACATGTTTCATAACATCATTAAAAATATCAACTAAATCCTCATAATCTAACCAATTTTTTTCTTGTGTTTCTGTTTTTTTCTGTGTTTTTAAAAAAGAACTATACTCATCATTTAAATCCTTTAATTTTTTCTGGTATTTATCTATTAAACTCTCATTCTTTTTATTGTCAGCACTTAAAGCAACTAATATTGATGTAATCCTATTTTTTTGTGTTGTTAGTTTCTCATTTTTTAATATATTGTTAATTTTATCAAAATCATTAAGAAATTTTGTATTATCTAATTCTGTTATACCATCTATTTTTTTTCTTAAATTTTTCAAACTAACTAAATATGTATTTAATGATGATTGTTTAATATTTGGTCTATTTAAAATAATGTTTTCTTCAATACTCATTTTTTATTATATATTATAATAATAAAAAAATTTAAAAAAAATCTAATAATATTTATCGTTTCATAGAACGGCGGGAAACACGACCTCCAGCCAAACGACCTCCAGCCAATCTACCACCAGTAGCACTACGAGCCAATCCAGCAACTTGACCTACTCCAGAAACAATAGGGGCAAATTCGGGGGCTACTGCTCCAACAACTTTAGAAGCAATAGGCAAGACAGATTGAACCCCTCGTGCAACTTTATTTACAAAAGATTTTAGACCAGTCCAGAAAGAACCGCCATGTATTCTATTATAATGGTGGTAATCTAATTCTTCGCCTTCTGCTTTAGTTCTTAATACAACATCGTTAGTAAGATTACCAAGAGAAGCACGGGCAAAATTTTCAGAAATACTAAATGTTCCTTCCATCATAAATACTTGGAAAAATTCACCTTGGAATGTAGCACCAGTATCATTTTCTACATCCATTTGAATTTGAATTGTATATTGTCCTTGGCAACCCGGAGCTTCATTATCCAAAAGACCAATATCTTTACCAAATTCAATACACATAACACCACCACGGTATTTAGCCCATTGATTCCAAGTAAGATTTAGTCCGTTTCTTTTAGAAATATTAAATAGGTCTTGTTCTGATGCACTGCTAAACAAACCGCTTTGATTATTCCAGAGAATAGAAAGACCTTTAATTTTCAAGAAACTATCAGAAGTATTTTGATTACTTGAACTTCTTTGATTTCTAACAAACAAATAAAGTTTTCTTGGAACTTGAGACAATTTAATACTATCACTAATAACTTTTACAGTAGAACCAGAAGCAATATTAGGATAAGACTTAAGATAGTCTTGAGAATTGTAATAAGGTAATACTTGTAATTGTGGAATTGGCTGGGTTAAATCGGGAGTTATAAATGTGGTTAGAATTTCTGGTGCTTGATACATAGAAACTGAAACAGTTGTAATTGCATTTCCTAAAGAAGAATGAGAAAGAATTTGGCTTAAATCACTCTTCCATCTGTAACTAATATTAATTTGATTTACATTAACAAAACCCTCTTCTTGTTGTTGAAAAGGGGATAAAAAGGGTGAGAGCATAATATTTTCGCATAAAACAACTCTAAAGGTTCTGGCATCAATAACATCAACATAAAAACCACCTCGGGGGTCTTCTGCTCCATTTTCTCCGTAATTTGACAAAGGATTTTTGGCACTACCATAAGTAGCCCAGTCAGCATATTGTTTATAAGCATCGGGCATTGTTGGGGTAGTAGAACACTGCCCGTTTCTATCTTCTGCTGTATTACCATAACAAAGCATAGCGTGTAATTTATCACTGACATTATCGGAAAT